TCAACGGCGGTCAACGGCGGTCAACGGCGGTCAATCCCGGATCCTATTCTCGAATGTTTGTTTGGTGTTGTACAATGTTCACATTTTATTTATAATTAGGTTCTATACTATTTAAGGTAGGTGATCATTATGAACTTTAAATCACTTTTAGAACTTTCAGGATTATCAATTAAACAGTTTTCTGTTAAATATTCTGTTCCTATAAGGACCTGTTACCATTGGATCAGGGGAAGCAGAAAACCGCCTGATTATGTTCTTCTGATGATCCTAGATATATTAATATTGGAAGGAGTTATTTCACATGAGCAAAAAGAAAGATTGGATATCAATATTAGAGAAGGAGCTAAAGGCTTACAGGAAGGAAGCCAAAAGAGCGAATCAAAGAATGTTACGCCTTGAAAGATATTCTGATCCTACTAGCGATATGTACAGACCTATAGCTAAGGAAGTCAAGAAGTTTGCTTACAAAGTTGCTCAAAGGGATCTAAAAGCTTTAGCAGGTGAAGAAGCTACTAGATTCAAGGAGAATTATAAGCTTCCTACTGATTCAGATGATGCTAAGAAGCTTTTCAAGAAGATTCAGCAGCTTAGGGGAGTATTACATACATTCCTATCTTCAGCTTCTTCTACTATTGATCCTATCAAGAAGGGTAAGGAAATAGTGAAGCCCGGATTGAGAAATGTTTATGATAAAAGAACAGATACTATTAATAGTAAATTTATTACTAAGTATGGTGTAGAAGGCTTCACTCCTTTAGAATTGGCTAAGTTTTTCAATTCTGCTAAGTATGAAGATATGCATGATGATTATGGATCTGATAGAATGTTTGTTGTTGCTGCTACAATTGCAAGACTTCCTACTGATCCTGATGATATCAGGGATTTTCTGAAGAAACATATTGATATAGATAATCTTAGTGCTAAGGATCTTAAACTTATAGAAGAGCCTTATATGAATGATGAAAAATTGAATGAGCTCATTAATAAAGGTGAAGCTTATAAGCTCTTCCAATTGATTCAGCTTACTAAGAGTAAGGTTCTTAATAATAAGATCAAGAAGGCTCTTAAAGCAGGAATAACACCTGAAAATATATTCTATAGTTAAGGATAAAAGAAGATGAATATAAAGGAACTAGAGAAGGTAAGGAAGGCTTATCTTGATGATAAAGCCCCTTATAATATGATATATTGGACCTTATTTAATTATAAGGTCCTGAATAATATCATGTATAGGAAGAAAACAGGAATAGGAAGATCAGGAACCTATAATGATTGTATTATTGCAGGTGATACTGAAACTTCTAAAGCTAAAGGAGTTAAGAAGAAGGAAACTAAAGAAAATCATGTAGTAGCTTGGACCATATCAATTAGAGCCTATAGAAGGAACATAGTTACATTATGGGGAAGAAAACCTTCCGATATGATACATGTTATTTCTATGATTCAGGAGAATCTTCCCGGTGATGAAACTTATATATACTTTTTCAATCTATCTTATGATTGGACCTTTTTAAGACAATTCTTTTTTAAAGAATATAAATATCCTTCCAATCAGCTTAATACTAAGCCCCATTATCCTTTATTTATAAAATGGAAAGATAGGGGATTAGTATTAAAGGATGCTTTGGCTTTAGCTCAAAGAAGATTGGAGAAATGGGCTGAAGATCTTCAGGTAGTTCATCAGAAGGCAATAGGTTATTGGGATTATGATAAATATAGGACCCAAGAAGAAGATTTTACTGATGAAGAACTTCAGTATATTGAGAATGATACTTTAGCTTTATGTGAATGTATAGAAGCTACATATGAAGCTATAGGTAAGAATATCTATTCCATTCCTTATACAGCTACAGGTATTGTTAGATCAGAAGTAAAAGCAATAGGTAAGAAGAATCATGCAAATGATAAATTTAAAAGAATGTGCTTGGATCTGTTTCAATATGAAACTATGGTCAAGGTATATCATGGGGGTTTCACTCATGCTAACAGATTTTGGATCAATATCATATTAGATGATGAAGATATAATCTGTAAGGATTTTGCTTCTTCTTATCCATTTTGTTTATTATCCGAGAAGTTTCCTGCAGGTCCTTTTAAGCTCTATGATGAATTTGAAACTGAAGTAGATCCAAAAGATATAATAGCTGAATCTGATAATTTTGCATTTTATTTCAAGCTTCAGCTTCTGAATTTTAAGCTCAAGGATCCATTAGAGCCCATGCCTTCACTACAATATTATAAGCTTGAAGATTCTATTAATATTGGACCGGGAGAACTTGATAATGGAAGAGTATTATCCGGGGCTTATGCGGAAATATATCTTACAGAAGTAGATCTTCAGATCATCCTGCAGCAATATGAAGCGGAAGAAATGGTATGTACTGAAGTATATTGCTGCTCTAAGGATTATCTTCCCAGATGGCTTACAGATTATATATTCCATTTATTTGAAGAGAAATGCAGGTTAAAAAATGGGGATCCTGTTTTATATGCTCTTGCTAAAGCTAGACTTAATGCTTGTTATGGAATGTTTGTAGAAAGGTCAATACATGAGGATATAGAAGAAACTTATGATTATGATCCTGAATCTATGGAGCTTGTTTACAATAGGATAAAGCTAAAGCCTGAGCAGAAGAAAGATAAATATGATAAGTATATGAATAGTAAAACTAATATATTAAATTATCAGATTGGTGTATGGGTTACAGCTTATGCTATGAGGAATTTAATATTAGGGCTTGGCTCCTGCATTAATGATCCTAAAGATGAAAATGGAAGAAGAACAGAAGTTTCTCATTGGATCTATTCAGATACAGATTCTATTTTTTCTGATTCATGGAATGAAAGAAAAGTAGAAATGTATAACGAATTATGCAAGATAAAGCTTAGAGATAATGGTTATGGTCCTGTAGTTATAGATGGTAAAGAATATTGGCTTGGTATAGCAGAAGAAGATAAGGTATGTTCTGAGTTTGTTACTCAAGGTGCTAAAAGATATTGTTTCAGGTATGCAGATACAGAAGCCAATAGGAAGAAGGATAAAGCCAATAAATTAATGATCACAGTAGCAGGAGTACCTAAGAAGGGAGTGATAGCCTTAAAAGATGATATATCTAATTTTGTTCCTGATCTTTGCTTTAAAGGAGAAGATTCAGGCAAGAAAACACATTTCTATCTTTATTCTGATTCTATTCATTTTGATGAAGATGGAAATGAAATAGCTGATTCTATAGATATGCAGCCTTGCGATTATCTACTCGATCAAACAGAAAAATGGGAATATATAGAATCTGAAGATATCTGTATTCAATTATTTCAGTAAAGGAGAAGAATTTATGACTAACAATGAAGCAATAAGCAATCTTGAACGCATATACGGCGTTGTATCTTCCGACATACAAATAAGCCTTGATCTTGCTATCAAGGCTTTAGAAGAAAAAGTAGATCCAAGGAATGATCCTCATTATGCCGAATGTAGATATTGTAAACATTTGGAACTTTCATCAAATGATTATCCGTGTTGTGAATGCGGTTCAGCTGAAGAATTTAAAAGTAAGTGGGAAAGAAGGTGAAGAAGAATGATTAAAGATGGATATTATCACTTTTCCAATGATCTGGAAGCATATCCTGAAGCCCTTTGCTATATGGTATATTCCATGAGGGGACCGGGAAAAACCTACAGCTTTCTTAGATATTGTGTAGAAAATAAGAAGAAGTTTATTTATATGAGAAGAACTAATAAGTCTGTTCATCTTATATGTACCGGGAGAAAGAATCCTTTACTTAAAAAGGATCCTTCTCCTTTTGCTCCATTGAATAGAGATTTTGGATGGAATATACTCCCTACTGAAATAGAAGATGGTATAGGAGTATTCTTTCAATGTGATGAAGAAGAGAATCCTGAAGGTGAAAGGATAGGGGATCTATTATCCTTGAATAAGGTCATGGATTCAAAAGGATCAGATTTTTCAGATGTAGATTTTATCTGTTTAGATGAATTTTGCCCTCAAACTCATGAGATAGTTAGGAAAACAGAAGCAGAAGCCCTTTTGGATTTTTATATGACCGCAACTAGAGATAGAGCAAACAGGGGTCTTCCTGACATTAAACTTGTATTATTCTCCAATACTGAAAATATCTCTTGCCCAATAACAAGAGAAATGGAAACTATAGATGATATGGTCTATTTGAATTTTAATTTGGATCAAACTCATTTATATAAGGAAGAAAGGGGCTTATTACTTCATCATATATCATTAGAAGAAGCTCCTGCTGCAGCTAAGAATATTGAAGCAGGTATAGGAAAACTAATGAAGGGTACTAAATGGGCTGATAAGGCTCTTTATGGTCTTTTTGCCAATAATGACTTTACTTATATAAAGAAGTTACCTATGAAACATATGAAGCCTTATATAGAACTGATCTATCAAAGGAAAAGGATCTTCATATATATCAGGGAAGCGGATGGAATGTTTTATGCTTCCCATGTAAAAAATGACCAATCTATATATTTCTATGATCTTGATAGGGAAGCTTCTAGAAATATGTATTGGGTAGAACATGGTAGGGAGCTACAGATAGAATGTATGGAAGAACATTTTATTTTTGAGAACTATTCCTATTATGATCTGATCATGCACTTCAAGGAGATTTTAAAGGTATGAAATACAAAACTTATTATTGACCATTGTTCCATACTATGTTATTGTTATATATATTAAGGATGAAAGGAAGGTTAGAACTATGAATATTTTCTATGATTCTACCAAGTTTACCATTGAACTTAATGAGCTTGAAGCCAAGAATCTTTGGTATCAGTTAGCTCATTCAGTTAATCTTCTCAGGGAAGATAGGTCTGTAGCACTTAGACCTTTTGATTATGATTCTGATGATTATAACCGCCTGAATGATGATTATAATTATCATATCAATAATAATATTCAGATCAGGGAAGCAATTAATGATTTCCTTGATCAGGGAAGGGAGCCTGATCCTGATGAAGAAGATTATAAGCTTATCAGATCTATTCATAATTCTAAAGACTATTTGGAAGGAGATTACTAAGTATGAAGTTTAAGTTTTTAGCTACTGTAGCTTCTTGGGCTTTATCCCGGATGGATCCTAGGGAGCTTACTATATTCATAGCTATGGTTATTCATGGTATGAATAAGGTCTATGATATTACTGAAGGTGATATCTTCAATGCTAAGGATCATATGGCTGAAGCAGCCAATGTTATCTATGATTATCAGAATCTTGGTATGAAGATTCAGGATAATAAATCAAAATCTAAGAAAGGTGGAATTTAATATGTTCAAGACAAATTCTGCAGCCCCTGTTACCCCTGATGAAAATGAGAAGATCACTTATACAGCTAAGGTATCTTCTGTAAGGACCATTAAAGGCTCCAATGGAGCAGCTAGGGAAGATCTTATTTCCTTCGATATGGTAGTTAATGGTGTTACTATTCAGGATTGCCTTTACTCCATTTATAAGAAGGAAGATGGTTCTGAAGGTGAAAACATTCTCTTCCCTTCTGAAGCTTATACCAATTCCAAGGGAGAAAAGAAGAGAAAGAATAAGGCTTGGTTTCCTATCTCCAAGGAACTTAGAGCCAATATCAAAGAACAGATTGAATCTCTTCTTGGATAATAGTATAATCAGCTTACAGGCGGTTTTCTCCATATTGATTTGATACTTTCCCGTCTGTACGTCTTGGTTTACAAACAACCCCCTGATTCATACCGATCAGGGGTTGTTTGTTTTTATTGACAATTATGTTATTATGTGCTTAGGAGGTGCCTTAAAATGAACTTTGATATTGTAACAACTATTTCAACACTTGGGTTTCCTATTGTAGCATGTATAGCTCTTGGTTGGTTCTGTAAGTATATGATAGATAATAATAATAGGAATATAGAAAAAATGTTCGATCTATACGATAAAGCCAATCAGGAGAATAGGGAAGCTATACAGGCTGTAACAGTAGCACTTGATAAGCTTTGTGAAAAACTTGATGATCTAAAGGAGTAAATTATGGCTATTGGTAAAATGAAAACTTCTCAGAAGGGTATAGATCTTATTAAGGCTTATGAAGGCTTCAGATCTCAAGCATATAGAGCCTTCTATACAGAAAAGTATTTGACTATTGGTTATGGTCATTATGGACCTGATGTAAAAATGGGAATGAAGATCACTAAAGCAGAAGGTGAAGAACTTCTGAAGAAAGATCTTGCTAGGTTTGAAGCTAATGTTAATAAGTATGATCATATTTATGATTTCAATCAATCAGAATTTGATTCCCTGATAAGCTTTGCCTATAACATTGGATCTATTGACCAACTTACTAATTGCGGTAAGAGAAGCAGGAAAGAGATAGCTGAAAAGATGCTCCTATATGTAAAATCAGGCGGTATAACTCTTCAGGGCTTGGTTAGAAGAAGAAAAGAAGAGCATGATCTTTTTGTTTCAGGTCACAAGAAAGAATCTCTTATCCTTCCTGATCCTACTTTAAGGATAAGATGTAAGGGAGATAAAGTTAAGCAGCTTCAGAAGGCTATTAATGAATTGTTTGGTGATACATTGGATATTGATGGCTCTTTTGGGAAGCTTACTAAAGGATCCCTTATGAGGGCTCAGGATCAGTTTGGAATAACTATAGATGGTATTTATGGACCTCAAACATATGCAGCTTTTAAGAACTATGCAGAAAAGAAAGGTTATGATGTATGATCACAGCTAACTTCTATAATTTTTCTAAAAGGAATAATTCTACTAAGGTTCCTGCAGGTTCAGGAACTTCTATTAGTATTGTTCTTAAAGATGATGTATCTATCCTGAATCCTGTAATAAGAGTAAGTTTATCAGAAACAGTTCTTACTTATAATTATTGTTATATTCCTACATTCAGCAGGTATTATTTTATTACTGATATAGTTAGCTCTAAGGGCTTTTGGGAGATATCTCTTTCCGTTGATACCTTAGCTTCCTATAGATCCGGTATAGGAAACATGGAGCCTTATGTATTAAGAGCAGCTTCTGAATCTGATGAATATATATTAGATACAGCTTATCCTGCTGATTCTTATATAACTACATTTATATCTAATCCTATATCAGGTGCAGGTCTTACACAATATCCTTTATCATTAAGAACAGGATATTCTTATATTCTTGGAATCATTGGAGCTGCTTCAGGTGCTGTAGGTTCAGTTACTTATTATCAGATGAATCAGAATCAGCTTAATCTGTTCATGGGTTATCTTTTCGGTATGACTTCTACTTGGTCTGATATTGATACTTCTGATTATTCTGATGGAGTTCAAAGAGCTCTTTTAAATCCTATGCAATATATTGTTTCCTGCATAATGGTTCCTTTTGCTCATGATATTACTGTATTTGATACTGATACTATTAATTTTGGTACATATGAATATACCGGAACACAAGTAGCTAATAAACTTTCATCTACAGCAGGATCTTTTGTGCAGGAAAAGGTTTCCGCTATAAGGCTTCCTTCTCATCCTCAAGCTTCTACTAGGGGTAAATATCTAAATGGAGCTCCTTATTCAAAATATTGGCTTCATGTAGGACCTTATGGAGATATTCCCTTAAATGGAAATATTGACGAACTTATAACAACAACACCTACTGATCCTGATAGACTTTTATATTGTGATTTTTGTTTTGATCTTATTTCAGGTATATGCGAATTAATAGTATATGTAGGTGAATATAACTTCCTTGAATTTGGTCATAATGAAGCAGTAACTAGGGTAAGATTGGCTACTGTATCATTTCAAGCAGGTGTACCTATTCAGTTATCTCAGGCTTATACTGATCCATTAGCTATACAAGAAAAGCAATTTGCTCTTCTTGGAAATGCTGCAGGGGCTGTATTAGGTGGTGTTACTAATCCTGTAGGATCTGTAGCAGGTGCTTTATCTTCTATTCCTTCAGGTGTAGGTGATATCCTTAGAGCTACTTATCCTAATGTGGCTTCTAATGGTTCCAATGGTTCAGCTATACAGGGCTTTCTTAATGATGAAGGCTTATATATCAGATCTGAACATAATAGGATAGTAAATGAAAATAATACAGATCTTGGTAGACCATTATGCAAGATCAGGAAGATAAATCTCTTATCAGGATTTATAATCTGTTCAGGAGCTGATTATGGTGCAGCAGGAACAGAAGAAGAAAGAAATGAAATAAATTCTTATCTTAATGGGGGCTTCTTTTATGAGTAGTATTTGGTATGCTAAGCCTTCTGATGGTTATACAGCTTCTTCTCCTGAAGGAACTTCAAATATAAGAGCCTTTTATGATTATCTATATGGTGAAGGCTTTGTATATGGGGCTGTAGTAGGTATGTTATGTAATGTAGCAGCAGAATCATCTTATAATCCTTGGAGATGGGAAGGAGATGTATATGGATTAAGCAGGGGTTATGGCTTATTCCAATTCACTCCCGGTTCAGCTTATATTAATGCTTCAGGTGTTCCTGATCATCATCCTAACCTATCAACTTCACAAGAAACTTCAGGATCTGATCCTGATGATGCTAAAGGTCAATTATACTGTTTTGTGAATGATACTTTAAGTAAATGGAATGATACATGTTGGCGGTCTTATTGGGATCCTTCTCATTTACCTGATTATTATGATAGGTGTCAAAATATATTAGCTCTATATGGTCAAAATGGTCATTTAAGCATAGATGATTTTAAGATCATCAATAATATTCAAGACGCCTCAGATGCCTTCTTAGCATGTTATGAAGGTCCTGCAGAATCTAATGTTCATCCTGATGATAGATATGCTAATCATGTAGTTATAGAAGAAGCTTTGGAAGGATATATACCACAACCGCCTACACCGGGCTTAAAAGATGATATACTAATATTAAAGCATTTTATTTATAACAATAGAAAGGGGTTTTACTTATGAAAAACACAATTAGTACACCAATCAAAGATGGAGTAAAAGCAGACAATTCTACTTATTCTTCTAATATGATAGAAAAGCTTTTAGGGTCTGTAGTTAATCTTGTTATTGATGATGATACAATTTCAGAAACTTCTACATGGTCCTCTGCAAAAATAAACAGTTTGTTTATTGAGGAGGGATAAAAATGGCTAAAAACACAATAACAACACCTGTTAAGGATGGTGTAAAGGCTGATAATTCAGGATATTCATCTAATCAGATAGAAAAGATGGTTAGTAGTTCTGTAGATGGTCTTATTAATGATGAAGCAGCTTCAGAAGGAAGTTTATATTCTTCAGCGAAAATATATTCTATGCTTCCTGAAGCTACTAAATCAGGATCACCTGCTTCTATATCTGATGCTTCTCCTGTTCCGATTGTATCATTATCTTCAGTTATAAATGCTATACAGGAAGGGACAGGAATACCTTCACCTGATAATGTAAGACTTATTTCTGCTAGAAATAAGGTTAATATAACATTTGAAGGAACTGAATATATCAGGGGTATAGAATTTAATCTTGGAGATAATATCTATGGAGGTACTGTAAACCTGACAACAGGAGTGCTTACTATCACGCATAAATATCAGGTATTTAATTATGAGAGTGACTGGAGATATGAAAGTATTGCAGCCGGAAAGAATTTCTATGTTGCATGTGATTCTGATATCAGGATAGAGCAGAAATTCGGAGATATGATATGTAATGCTTCTCCTGTAAATGCAAACATAACCTCCCAAAGAGATACATGCTTTATATCGACAGGCCGTAATCTCAATTTCACATGGGGTGACTCGTTAGATATATCTTCTGCTGCAGCTTTTAAAGAATATCTGCAGACAAATGCTCTCTCTATCGAGATAGTCGCACTTCTTACAACTCCCTTAACAGTTCAGCTTACACCTGCAGAAGTATTATCACTTGAAAGGGGATCTAATACTATAACTTCTGATTCAGGAGAAGTTACAATAACATATAAGAAGCTAATTGGCTAAATTATCATATATTATCCTCTCTTGAATACCCTCCCTTCCCCCCCGGGAGGGTTTTCTAATATCTGAAATCTGATATAAAAGTCTGAAATTTGACATTTACGAACATATGTATTAATAAATAAGTAGCTCCTGTAATATGCCCATGATCAATTCCTCACAGAATAGGGCTTGGCTGATCACCTACCAATACAGGAGCTATATTTAAATATAAGGAGAAGATGAACATGAAAAAGGTAGACATTGTTAGGCTCAGATTGAAAGGTGTTTCTAATGAGGAGATAAAGGAGCTTATGGAGCTTGAAGCTTTAGCTGAAGATGGTGAAAAGGATCCTGATGAAAAGGATCCTGATGGAAATGATCCTGATGGAAATGATCCTGATGAAGATCCTGATGATAAGAAGAAGGAAGATGATAAAGATGAAGATCCCAATGATAATGATGATAAGAAGAAAGATCCTTCTTCCGGGATAGATGAAGCTAAGAAGGAAATAGAAGAGCTTAAGAAAAAATTGGCTGCAGCACAAAAAGCCAATGCACAGAAAGATATATCAGGGGATGCAGCCCCTAAAGATACTGATCAGGATATCTTTAATAAGGCTGTAGCTTCTTTTATGTAATATATTATTTATTTTAAGAAAGGAGTGATTTAAATGGCAAGATCACTAACACCTAAAGACTGTTACGCCTTGATGAATCTCATTGTTAAAGAAGCAATTGGAGCAGATTCTACTATTCAGGTAGTTGATTCTTCTTCATTCGTGTCAGCAGGAGAGACATTACTCGCAACAGCAGGTACAGAAAATGTACTTAATGCTATTTCTCTTGTAATTGGTCGGACACTTATGGCTGTAAGACCTTATAACGCTAAGCTTGGAATAGTAAATACTCTTAATACAGGTCTTTACTCTGATAGGCTTAGGAAGATTTCCTTCTATGATGGGGAAGCACAGGCTTCAGGAGCTTGGAACACAGATCTCTATACTAACCTTTATCAGGGTTATGATGGTGAATCTGATAATTCAGGCAATTCTGTAGGCGGTCAGTATGAGCAGAATCTTTCTGTTCCCCTTGAAATGAATTTTGCAGGTTCTTCTGTATGGGATTTTAATATCACAATTCCTTCAGTACAGCTTCAGACCGCTTTCAGATCAGAATCTGAATTTTCTGCTTTCATGAGCGGTATGCTTACAAAACATGCAAATGATATCGAAAAGACCAAGGAAGCTTTTAATAGAATGGCGGTTCTTAATAAGATCGCAGGTACATATGCTATGAATGCTTCTATGCCCGGATCTGTTGTCGACCTTACAAAAGGCTTCAATGACAGGTATGGCACGGCTTATCGCTCACAAGATCTTTTGACCACCTATTCAAAAGAATTTTGGAGCTATTTCGTCGAAGACTTTAAATTAACTTCTAAGAAGCTTACAGAAGATACTACTAACTTCCATTGGACTCCTACTCATGGAAGCCTTACTCTTTCAAGGCATACGCCTTATTCTAAGCAGAAGGTTCTTCTGTATGAGCCTTATCTCCTTCAGGCTAAAACACAGGTACTTCCTGAGATCTTTAATCCTGAATACTTGGATATCAAAACACAGTATGAAGGTGTTCTCTATTGGCAGAATTGGAATGATCCTTCTGCAATTAAGGTTGTTCCTGCTATACCTGATGTTTCTGATCCTTCTGAGCAGACTAAGCCTTCTGATCCTGTAGACCTTCCTATTGTATTAGGTATGATTTGGGATGAAGATGGTCTTATGACTGATTTTCAGTATGAAGGTTCTACTACAACGCCTGAGCACGCAAGAAAGAGATACAGAAATGTTTGGCTTCACCTGAAGAAGAATGTAATCATGGATAACACAGAAAATACAGTTATCTTCATTATGCAGGATCCTCCTACTGAAGAGCCTTCTGAGCCTTGATCATCTTCTCTTTTTATCCTTATATAGCCCCTGATAGGTTTTCCTATCAGGGGTATAAGGAATAAATAATAAAGAAAGGAGTTAAAAGAATGTATTTGCCTTTAAATTATGATCAGATCAATCTTGCAGCAGGTCAGTACACGCCTTCCATGGTAAAAGCATATAATAATCAGACTTTTATTTATTGGTTCCGTGCTTTATATGAAAGAGCCTGTTCTATATTTGAATTTGATCTTCCTGAACATTGGCAAGGTCCTATAATGGATTTCTTTTACTATTGCCTTCTTAGATATGGTTATATAGGTATATTTGAAAAAGAAGAATTTGGTTATATGTTTCAGCCCGGTACACTTGATGGATATACTGTATATTATCAGCCTGCTAATTTTAAATATGCTAATCCTAAGCTTGGAGATGATACTCTTCAGATAGGATCTGAAGGCGGTTGTGAACTTTTAAAGCTTACTCCTTCTTATGAAGGTATATTTTCGATCATTGGAATGTATGCAGAAAAATTAGCTGCTTTGGATTGTGCTATCAACACTTCTATTATCAATTCCAAGTTTTCTTATATCTTAGCAGGAAGGAATAAAGCAGCTATAGAATCCTTGAAAAAGATCATGGATAAATTCTATAGAGGGGAGCCTGCTATCTATGTTGATGCTAAACTCAATATGGATAGGACCGATAAAGAAGATCCTTTTACATTCCTTGAAAGATCTTCTATCAAGGCTAACTATATTACACCTGATCAGCTACAGGACCTTTCTACCATTCTTAACAATTTTGATAAGGAAATAGGTATTCCTACTTCACCTTATCAGAAGGCTGAAAGAATGACACAATATGAATCTGAATCTTCTATGATAGATTCTACAGCTAGAGCTATTACTTGGAAGAAATGCCTAGATTCTTCTATAGATATCATTAATGAGCATTTCCCCGGTATAGATCTTTCTGTAAAATTCAGATACATTCCTGATAATGATCCTACAAGAATGATACAGGAAGGAGATAATTCTAATGTCAACATATAAGATTACTTTAGTAGGTATTGAAAGATATCTTGAATCTAAGAATAGATCTGTATTTGATAGATTAGTTCTTCCTGATGGTATTGATAAGGATCTGATGGTTAATAATATTATCCTTCAGGCTGAAGAGAAGGAACTTCTATATTCTGATCCTGATTTTCTTACTTCTGCTATTGAAGTTTGGAGCAGGAAATATTATTGGACCTTCGATAAATGGGTGAAGGCTATTAATACTCAGTATGAACCCTTATGGAACTTTGATAGGCATGAGGAATGGGAAGATTCTCATTCTAATAATTCTAATAGAAATAAGAATGGTTCTTATGATCAGAATTATAATGATTCTTCTGAAGCTCATACTGATTCTAATGATTTTTCTGATGATAATAGCAGGATGATCCATGATACTAAGGTAGAAACAGATCAGACTGTAGAAGGTAAAGAATCAGCCTTTAATGCAGATGATTATCAGGAGAAAACTAAGGATATTACAGATTCTGAAGTTACTACTTCAGGAGAAGATAGAAGCATTTCTTCCCTTAGTTCTACTTCTAATTCTACTTCAGGTGCTTCTAATCTTCATAATGAAAACGGATCCAATACAGAAAATGAAAACACGGATGAAGCCGGAAATGCTTCTCATAGAGGTCATTTATACGGGAACATAGGTATCACGAGCTCCCAACAGTTACTAGAATCAGAATTTTCTGTAGCTGAATTTTCTCTTTATGATAGAATTAGCGATCTGTTTATTTCTGAATTTTGTTTAATGGTATATTAATATAGAAAGGAGAATGATACATGTCTTTTACTAACAAATATCCATATACAGATTTCCATGAGCTTAATATTGATTGGCTCTTGAATCATGTAAAAGAACTTGATACTACTGTTAAGGAGCTTAAAGATATCGTTGATGCTCTTAATGCTCTTACACCAAAACAGGTGCAGGATATGATAGATAGATCTGTTACTCTTAATAATAGAACTATTCAGTCATGGCTTATCGATCTTAATACACTTCTTACTAATAAGATGGTAGAGAAGGATTCTGCTCTTGAAACTTCTCTTAGAAGGTATATAGATCAGCAGGATTCTTATTATGATTCTTATGCTCAGGGATATGCTGCTTCAGCTCTTCTTCAGGCTAAAAATTATGCAGATCTGAAACTTGATGATTATTGCAATATGTATTCACCTATTACAGGTGAATTTGAAGATGTAAGGGATGTAGTCTATGAGATTATTTCTTATTATCATGGAGATGATATTCTTACAGCTTCAGCTTATGATAATCTTGAACTTACAGCTTCAGCTTATGATTCTTATGATATTACAGCTAGGGATTATGATCTGAATGGTAAGAATATATTAGTATAAGAAAGGAGTGATTTTAAATGTCACATACAAACAGCACTACAAACTATGAACTTCCTCAGTTCTTGGGTACAGATAAGCCTTCTTGGCTTGGAGATATCAATACAGCTTTTGCTGATATTGATGCTCAGATGAAGCTTAATGAAACTGCTGCAGCTAATGCTTATGCAAAAGCCGAAACTGCAGAAGCAGGTGTTTCAGGTCTTACTACAAGAATGACAAATGCAGAAGGTGCTATTCAGGATCTTGATACAGATATTAGCAATCTTGCAGGTCAGGTTGAAGAACTTGGTAGAGAAGTCAATACATCACCTTATATTCAAGCAGGTGATGAAATTACTGTTTGGGGGGCTTCAGGTTGGCTTTCAGGAGATAGAAAAACAGTTCGCTTCTATATTGACTTTCCTAAGCCCTCAAAGAACTTGCTCATTCTTCCTACACTTAGTTGTAGTACCCTTAATATCCTTATGGCTGCTTCTAATGGTCATATTGATGGCAATACAGCTAAGAACTATAAGAATGAACCGGTTACCATTACAGTAACAGCAGGTACTCACAATCAGTTTGTTGTTACGATCGCTAAAGATACAGCCTTCAATGCTACATATGGCAATTGCCCTATCTTTGCTCATGGTACACTTAGCTTTACAGTAGAAACAGCTTCATAATATATTTATCAGTTCACCTATATATAAAGGACTTGAGTTAGCTCAGGTCCTTTTCATATGTTCACCAAACAAACATTCGAGAATAGGATCCGGGATTGACCGCCGTTGACCGCCGTTGACCGCCGTTGACCGCCGTTGACCGCCGTTGACCGCCTGAAGGCAAAATGCAGGTTGGAAGAGCGAACATATGTTTTGGTGCGGTTGGGGGAAGGGCAGACCGCTCCGAAGGTAGGTTACTA